GAATTTCAAGAACAAAATTAATGTCTTAATTACATTTATATTATAATAAAATAACTAACTAAAACAAACAAACATGACAGTTAAAGAATTAATCGATCATTTAGGAAAATTTAGTCCCGAAACAAAGGTAATGTTTTCTCATACAGACGACACTGATTGGACTACAAAGATTTACATGAAGAAAAAACATGTAAAACTAGGAGACATTGTATCAGATGATTATGATGATGAAGATGAGGAATTGTGGGACGATAATGACAAATACATAGGACCAAAAGTTGTCTTATTTAACCTGGAATATTAGAATTTCCAGGTTACCTTTACAGTGTAAATAAATAAAAAACATATGCAATTATTTCAAATTTTAGGCTCAGCAGCATTATTAGGTGTAAGTGGATATTTCGCTTACACAGCACTTTCAAATCGTTATTTCGAGACAGTGACCGACAAATGGGGTCGTGTTCGTAAACGTGACATCCGTAACGGACGATTTGTAAAGGTAAACTAAGAGTAAATAGTCAGGTGGCGGAATGGGTAGACGCATAAGACATTACATATATGTCGAAGAACAGGTCACTAGGTGATACTTCATACAGGTTCGAGTCTTGTCCTGACCACTATATTGTTTATTAGTTAATTATTACAGATGCATAAGAGGGAGCCCATGGCTCCCATCTTTGTTTTTATTTAAATTTAAATATTTCTTTATTATATTTAATATATAAATAATTAATAATATAAATAATATAAAAATGGAAAATGTAAAATTAAGTGATTGGTTTAAAGAAATGGTTGAAATTGAGTTTAATAATGATTTATTAAATGATAAAGAAAAAGAAGAGTATAATAAGTTTGTTTTAGAATTTTTTAAATTTGAAGGTAAGGATAGAGAAATTGAATTAAATGATTTAAAGAATGATGAAGGAATATTATTTAAAAAGATGGTAGATTGGAATGAGAATGAATTGGTTAATAAATTAGAATTAAATATGGTATGGTATGAGTATAGTTTAGAAGATTATTTTAGAGATATGTTTAATATTAATAATGAAGATAGTATATTTAAGTTATTTAGTTTAAGAGAAATAAATAGTGTGTTATATAAAGATTATAATGATGATGATTGGGATTATAATAATTAAAGACTCTTTATTATATTTAAATTGTAAATAAATAATTATAAATAATATAAATAAATAAAATTATGAAAAAATTAAATAATAATGAAATTGATGTAGTTGTAAATGAAATTATTAAAAATGTAAAAGATTTTAAGTTAAGTAAGATTAAAGGAGTATTAGAATTAGATAGTAATTATAGAGAAATTGTTAGTTTATATGATAAAAAATATGAATTAAAAAAAGAATTAGAAAAGTTAGATAAAGAAATTGATGAAGTAAATGTTAAAATTAATAAAGATTTTAAAGTAAAAATTTATAATAAAAATAATAATTATAGTTGGGAATATTTAGATGAAATATATGTTAATTTTAATTGTAAAGAAGAAGAAAAATGGAGTTTTTATAATGTTAGAAATAAAGTAGTATTAAATAATATTAGTAATGAAGTAGATATTAAAGAATTTATTAAAAAGTTTGTAGATGAATATATAAGTTAAATAATAATAAAAAGAGAGAGATATGAAAGTATCTCTTTCTTAATTAACTTTACCCTGTAATAAATAATTAACTAAACAAACAAGATATGTCAGCTACAATTAAGAACTCTCACATTAAAAATTCAAATGTAAATTTAATACCAGTTAGGAAAATTAATGGTGTTAAGTATGTACATTACAGTTACTGTACAGTTAAACACGATAACTTTATCTTAATTAATGGTGTTACTTATTATGATGTTAGTAAGTAACTAATATCTTAATTACATTTATACTGTACTTAAAACAAATAAACATGATCGAACAAACAATTGAACAATACGTTAAGACAAATAACGTTACTCAAATTACAGTAGGTGATTTACATTGGTATAAATTACAAGACATGTTACTTATAAAATACAGATGGACCGAAGGTGATACTGAATTTTGGGGTGGTGGGTTTCTCGATATATTATACGATTTAAATGTAGAGGTAAAGTTTGAGGAGTAGTATCTCCTCATTACATTTATCATGTAATAAATTAATTAACTAAATAATAAAAACATGACAAATTTTAAATTCACATTCAAGACAGATGCCGAGTATTATAAGGCAAAATTTACAGGTTACATTCCAGAGTATGAATGTGTTAGGATGACAGTAAAGAGATTAGGCGGTGGTACAATTGATTTCCCAATCCATAGTGAGGAAGAATTACATGATACAGTAAAACGTATGGAACATGAAATAATTGATATCTACCCATCAAAATCATTTTATGAGTGGGATGAGTATTAAAATTTCCCACTTACATTTACCCCATAATAAGTAATTAACTAACTAAATAAAAAGACATGTTAACAAAACAATCAAGACAATTCGAACAGTGGGCTGATGACAAAGATCGTTTAGCTAAGATCGCAGCCGAGAAACAGGCTAAAACCAAGAGAAACAGTGCATCATTGCTTCTAAAATTAGGAGTGACATTAGTAGTAATTGCGTGTTATGGATTCCTATATAATCAAGATACCGATTGGGCAATCATTTTAATATTCGGATCAATAGTAACAGCATATGGAGCTGTTAATTTAAAAGAATAGGCTCCAATAAGTTTCCAGTCTACATTTACAGTATAATAAAACATATAACTAACAAATAAACAAAAAAAGTATGAAAAATCAAGAAAACAACACAGCACAATTAGGTCGTCCAGTGAACATGAATTCAGCTCGTCAAATTAGATTAGCTGAGATAGCTGCTAAACGAGAAGCAGGTTTAATAAAACGTGGTCGTCCAATCACTCCATTATCAAATAATCAATTCAAGAAAGAGTGCCGAATGTTGAAAGAATCATTAGGTATAGAGATCAAACGTGGACGTCCAGTTAATAAGTTCTCAGTTCGTCAAACACGTTTGAATGATTTAGAAGCACGTCGTGCAAACGGGACATTAAAGTTAGGTCGTCCTAAAGCGATTGTAGTTGAAGTGCCTACTAAGGCTAAGAGCAAAGTAAAAGCAAAGGTAGTGGCTGAATAGCCATTACCAATTCAATTCGCCTGAGTAATCACATTCAAAAACAAATGACACATGACCAAATTAAAAACAGCTAAATCATCAAAATATACTCCAATACAATTCAGCTCATTCCATCGGGTGGCCAAATACCAAATAGAGTCACACGTTCACGCCTATCATATGGATGATGCTGGAAATGTGACGTATTACACCAAAATTCGATAATTCACCCAATTATATATTCCCTTCCGCACGGAGCCGCCTGTCACAAAAAGACGCGCGGCTTCCCGTGTTTCACAAAAAAATCACGGGTGTGAAAAAAATTTCAAAAGAGACGGTCGATAGCGGCCCGATCGCGACTCGTGCGCGGATTGCTCCCACGCTGGCCGCGGTCCCTCGGCGGTGCGGGTAGGGCCGTGTCTTAATCACACACACTCTCAACACGTATACGATTTTATACCCCACATCTCGTATATACAAATATAATATTTCAATGAACGTTTCAACACTATAAACATAATAAGGAAATCCCAAATTCCAAAATAACCCTTTTGTATGAAAGTATCGAGATCTTAAATTTTAACCTTTACGAGACTTTTTGGAAATCAACTTGTATATACAGAATGTCCTTACCACATTTACCGGTTATGAAAAATAAATAAACATAAAATGGAAAATTTAACAGGTAAAGACACATCGGAATTTTACGAGATGAACGCTCAACAAGTGCGAGATAACGTTCGATCAGCTAGAGGTTACGATTTTGTCGATGATGGAAATAATGCGTGGAATGTGCGCTATTTTAAGAAAAAATATGGTTCTAAAAAATCACCATTTTCTACGGGTCATATCTACATTTTACAAAATACGTCAGTGCCCGGTATTTTTAAGATTGGATTCACTGAGCGTTCGGTTGCCGATCGTTTAAACGAAATTAACTCTGCTACGGGTGTTATTACACCATGGCAAGTACGCGATTTTTGGTTTACTCAGGAACCTTATTTAGCCGAACAAGAAATCCACGATTTACTTTCAGATTATAGAGTAGAGGATAATCGCGAAGGTTTTGCGGTAAATTTTATGGTTGCGCGTGATGTGATTTTTAAAGTTTTAGGTATACCTAACGAGGATCTCGCGTAAATTATCAATTTATATATTTATTATTAAACAAATAAAATTTTAATATGGCAACATATCTATTTAAAGATGCTAACAAAGCAGCTTTTGTCAACGGTGTAAATAATTTATTTAAAGATAACGGTTTGGATCGTGAGATTTCTTCTACCGATTTACTTGATGCTATGCCTGGAAAGGCCGAGTTTACATTCTATATTACTGACGATCCACAAGAGGATGATATTTTGAAAAATGCTGAGAAAATAAAATATTTTACATTTCCATTTAGAGCGATCGATTTACAAGAAATGATTAAGGAATCCAAAAAATCATTAAAAAAATCCAAGAAATAATTTGGCGTTAAAACTGTCCCACGTATATTTAAACGTTGGAAGGGTTTGAAGCCCAAACAATTGAAAAATGAATGCGAAACGTTACAAACGTTTGCAAATGTTGACCAAACATCACACCAAACGTGTATATACGTATAAATGTATTAAAATATGAGGTATAAGGATCAAGTCTTAAATAAAATAAATCAATTAGAAAATTTAAATCGTACGTTGGATTTTCAACTTTCACGAGGTGAGAGTTCTGATTCGTTATTACAAACATTAAGTGACATGAAGGAAAAAATTGAGGATTTACGCTCAACTGTTTCTTTAGAACACGACGAGTTTTCTACGTACATTTAAATAAAAAAATAGGTTATGGTATTGAATGAAGAGCAATTGCTAGAAAACTGGCAACAATTTTTAGGTTACATTGAACAATATATCACAGGTGATCGTAAAAAACGGTTAATTGATTTTTATAATAAGTATGAAGAACGCTTTATATTATTACCTGCATCGCATAAACCAGCATATCACAATTGTTTCCCTGGAGGATATATCGAACATGTTAATCGTGTGGTATCAGCTAGTTTGGAGATAGATTCGGTTTGGAGAAAATTTGATGTAAAACCTACATATACTACTGAAGAGGTAGTATTTTCTGCTTTAAATCATGATTTAGGTAAATTCGGTACATTCGAACATGAGGCTGTTTTACCAAATCCGTCTGAATGGCATGTAAAAAATAGAGGTGAAATTTATACTTTTAATACTCAGATGGATTACATGACTGTTCCAGATCGTGGATTATGGTTATTATCTCAATTAGGTATTGAAGTTTCTAAAAATGAATGGTTAGCTATTAAACTACATGATGGTTTATATGATGAATCAAATAAATCTTATTTACTATCGTGGGGTCCAGAAACTAAATTACGTACATCATTACCATTTATTATCCACCAGGCTGATTTATTAGCAGCACGTATTGAATTTGAATGTGAGTGGTTAGATAAATTAAACGGAACTCCAGTTGAAGCTCCTAAACCGTCACCTTTAAAATATAAACAACAATCTCAAATATCAATACCAGAAAATTCAAATCTGAAAGATATAATGAGTAATTTCTTTGAATAATATGGAATTAATAATATACATTACTATTACTTTATTAATAGCATCAGGTTATGCTACTTTTAATATGTTTAGAAAAATGGAACGATTAGAAAAAATTGTTGATCAACAAAATCAATATATTACTAACATTTCTGAACTGATAGAATTATCAAATAAAAAAATAGGGGAGTCTGAAGTTGCGCAAGCATTTAAATCAGATGATGATATTGGTTTTTTCTTTGAGACATTACAAGAAATTCAAACTCAATTGAATTCTTTTAAAACTCGAAACAATTAATATGGATTTAATATCCCCTCCAGAAGAAGAGGTACTTTTAACTAAAAAAGGAACAATACGTAAACGTAAACCTAAAAAATCAATTCTATATTTTACTTCAGATACTGAAGAAGCAATTATAGAATATTTAGCCTCTAAAGATCAAGATAATCGTAATCATATATTTGATCAACGTATTGATTATGCTTTTCATAAATTAGCAGAAAATATCATTCATACATTTAAGTTTTATTATACTGATGTTGATACTATTAATGAGTTAAAACATGAAGTAGTAGCATTTCTTTTAGAAAAACTTCACCTATATGATCAATCTAAAGGTAAAGCGTATTCTTATTTTGGTACTATTGCTAAACGTTATTTAATTATATATAATGAAAAAAATTATAAAAAAATTAAAGGTAAAGGTACTTTAGAAGAAGTAGATGAGGATAAAATTATAGTTGAAGATTTGGTTCGTGAATCAAATAATGATGCTGATTTAAATGATTTTATTTCTTATTTTGTTCGTTATATGGATACTTATCTTGAAAAATATTTTCCAAGAATTCAAGATCAAAAAACAGCAGATGTTATTTTAGAATTATTTCGTAAACGTGAAAATTTAGAAATATTTAATAAAAAAGCCATTTATATTTACATTCGCGAAATGATAGATGTTGATACTTTTCAAATAACTAAAGTAATAAAAGTATTAAAAAAGGTATATTATAATTTATATAACGAATATTACGAAACAGGATTTGTAAAAATCTAAAAAAATATATTTATAATAAAATAAATATTATGGATTTTGAACAAAAAATATTCGGTCAAAAATCTTTTTCCGATTTATTAAAAAATATATACGATAATTCTCGAGAAAAAGAAAAACAAATAAAAGACTTAATTTCGGGATTAAAACCACTTGTGACCGATACTCAATCTGCTTTGATGGTTGTTCCATTAATTAAAGAATATCTTGACGTATCTGTTAAAAATGATGATTCATTAATCAAAATGGCAGGTATTGTACAACGCGCTATGAATAATAGTGGAAATGGTACTGATGACTTTTTAAGTGAAGCTGAGTTAGATCAAATACGAGGTGAAGTTCAAAAAATTGGTACTGAGATAGATAAACCCCTCCCAATAAATGAAGATTTCAAATAATTTAGGAGTTGTTGTTAGTAGTTTAGGTTCTACTGGAGGTGGTGCTTTACAAACATCTAATATTGGAAAAGTATTTCATGTTATTATAGACGAGAATTCAGTAGGTTTTACTGATTGGAGTAGTATTGGGAAGGTTTACTACGTTGATCCAAAATCACCATACCCATTAAAAGATAATTATAACAGTATTGAAGAATTAAATACATATGATAGCGCTATATCTTTATCTTCATCTAATAGATCTATTCCTGTTATAGGAGAGTTAATTTTAATAATAAATGCCCCCTCAAAATCTCCAAATAAACCTCAATCATATTATATAAATCATATAAATATATATAATAATACAAACCATAATTCTCAGGTTATATATAATAAAAAGGAAGATGGCACTGCTGATTTAGGATTAGGGATAATTGAAAAAAATGTAAGTAATTTATTTCCATTTGAAGGTGATAATATTATTAATGGGAGGTGGGGACATGGTATACGATTTAGTAGTACATTAAATGAAAATAATCTTGAAAACTTTTGGAGTATAACTGGTAAAAATGGAGATCCTATAACATTATTAGTTAATGGATATAATCCCTCTCCAGAATTAAAAGGAAAACCATATGTTGAAGATATAAATAATGATAAATCATCACTGTATTTAACTTCAACCCAAGCTATTCCTATTCAGATAGATAATAATATAGTTAATCCTTTATTTACTTCACAATTTCCTGAAAAATATTATGATTCTCAAGTTATATTAAGTGCAAATCGTATATTAATTAATTCAAATAAAGACGAAATATTATTATACTCTAAAACAAATACAAGTATATCGTCAAAAAATACAACCTTTATATCTGCGGCCCAAAATGTATTAATAAATGGTGGACAATATGTATTTTTAGGATTAAATAGCAATAATGGAAAACTTCCAACAGAACCTGTATTATTGGGTGATAAAACTATAACCTTACTTAACGATTTATTAACTAACTTAAAAACATTCTCCTCAGCATTAAATAATGCTATTGATAATTCATCTCGCCCATTACTATCAATTTCAGCTCCTGCTAGTTCATTAGAAGGTTCTATGGATGCTATAATTAAACAATTAGAAGGCATTAAATCTAAAAAAGTATATACAATATAATGGCTCTAGGAAATTCAAAAGTTGTAAAATCAACTAAAAAAGTTGGAGGTTTAATTCAAAGTGGATTAGAGCGTGTTGGTAAAACTATAAATAATTTAAATCAAATAATAATAGCTACCCAATCAGGATATGAAAGGGGAGAAGCTATTATAAAAGAAGAAGTAGCAACTAGACTTTTATTAAAGGGTCTTGAAATCGATCGTGATCAAGCTATAAAATTTTATAATAAAAGATTTGAAAAAGAAGAAATTGATAATGAACAATTAAAAGGTATATTAAAAGAAGTAAATAAAATATATGATGCTAGAGAAAAAATATATAATGATAGACTTGAAATTTTAAAAGAAGATAGAGATCAATTAAAATCATCATATAATGAATTATTAGCTAAAACTTATAGAGAAGTATCTCAACGAAAATTAAAACAACGTCAAGCTGAAAAGACTTCTAACAAAGATAAAGCAAATAGACCTAAACCAACAGAAATAATAGGATTTATATGCTCATTTGCTAATGTAATTATATCAAATATAGCTATTGGTAATAAAAAAATAGAAACTTTAGTTGATGATACTATTACTATAATTGAGAATGCTACTACAAAACAAGATATTGAAAAAGCAAAATTATTTAGGAATAATGCTTTAATAGTAATAGCAGCTAATAGAAAACGTCTTACTACAATCCAACAAGTAATAGATATTTTAAATATATTAGCTCCTTTAATTACTCCTATTGTTACCTTCTTTAAATTAAATCCTATCCCTTCAGCAGTTCCTCCGGGAGTTGGTGTTCCTTTAGGTACAATTACAACAATAAGTGATAAAACTAGAAAATTACAAGATATTATAGATTCATCATTATCTATAGTTTCGGTTTTAAGCAGTGTTGTTTCTAAATTAATAGATGATTTAGAATATCAAGAAAGTAGATTAAATCAAATAGGTAATATATTAGAACAAAATTTAAATAATCTATCAATCAATGATTTAAATGATTTATTATTATCTTCTTCTCAAGGATTAGGTTATTTAAGTGGATATGATTATAAAGGATTTAAATTTTTTATAAAAGAAGAAAATAATCCTAATTTTGTTGTTAAAGGTAATAAACGTAGATATGCAACCGCAGTTAATAAAGATGGCAATGATGTATTGCAAAGTTCATCTTCATTTACTTTAGAACCTGATGTGTTAGTTGAAGAATTAAAATTGCAGATAGACCAAAAGGGTCTCGTAGCTTAATATTTATAATCATGAAAGTAGACGTATTTAAAAAACTTATTAAAGAAGCTGTTCGTGAAGTTCTAAGAGAAGAACTATCACAAGTTAATCCTACTCAAATACAAGAAAACAGAACTATGAGTTTTACAACTCAAGATGTTGATATGGTAGCGTATAGACAAAATCTAGCAGCTAGTATGGGTTTAACCCCTCCATCCCAACCTAATACGAAATCAAAAGTTCAATCAACCGGAAATCCATATTTAGATATTATAGCTGAAACAGCTTCTACTATGACTTCCCAAGATTTAGCTGCGATGAGACAATATAACGAATAATCATGCCGATACCTCAAGTAGTAAGAATAGATCCTAGGGATTTAGATAAAAATAAAGCTATAGGGGTATCTATTCCTTTTAATGGGGGAGGAGTTTTTAAGAGTACATTTTCAACTAAAGATCAAATTAAATCTAATTTAATTAATCTTTTATTAACGTACAAAGGAGAAAGAGTATTAAATCCTCAATTTGGTGCTGATTTACCTAGATTATTATTTGAACCTATAAATAATGAAACATTATTAAAAATAGAAAATCAAATAGTAACTAGTGTGTCAACTTATATTCCTGAAATTACTATAACTAATATAGAAATAACACCAGATACTGATAAAAATACAATATATGTTAATGTTATTTACCAATTAAAACTCTCAGGAACAACAGATAATATAATAATTGACTTTTCAACATTACAATGATAAACGAAGATAAAAGTATTAAATATGTAAATAAATCATTTGGTGATTTTAAAGCATCTCTTCAAGAATTTGCAAAAACATACTTTCCAAACACATATAATGACTTTTCAGACGCATCTCCTGGGAGTATGTTTATTGAAATGGCTTCATATGTTGGTGATGTTTCTTCATTTTATATTGATTCTCAAATTCAGGAAAACTTTTTAAATTTAGCTAAAGAAAAAGAAAGTTTATATAATTTAGCTTATTCATTTGGGTATAGACCTAAATCATCATATGCTTCAACTACAAATATTGATATTTATCAATTAATCCCATCTGTAGGAGGTTCCCCAAATTTATCATATTCACTTCTAATCCCAGCTAATACTACAGTAACTAGCAATACTGATTTTTCTAAATTTATTACTATTGAAGATGTAGATTTTTCACATACTTCATCAGCAGAAATAACTTATTATAATACTGATTATTTTTTAATGAAAAAATCAGTTCCTGTAATTTCAGCAGAAATAAAAACGTATACTGCTAGTATATCCACCCCTACTAAATTTAATTCCTTTACTATAAATGATAGTAATATTCTTCAAATTTTAGAAGTTAAAGGAGATGATGGTGATAAATTTTATGAAGTTCCTTACCTAGCACAAAATGTTATATTTTCAGGTTCATTAAACCCATCATCAGGAAGTGATGGGATTAATTATCTAATGAATCTTCAACAAGTTCCTAAACGATTTGTTACTAGAATTAAAAATTCAGGTTCAATTGAATTGCAATTTGGAGCTGGGGTTGCTGATATCAATAATTCAGATACTGTAATTCTACCTACTCCAAATAATATCAATTTAGGATTAATATCCAGTATAGCAGATACCGCAGGAAATTATAATAAAGCATCTATTTTTTATACTAAAAGTTATGGTGTAGCGCCTTCTACTAATTTAAATATAAAATATTTAGTTGGAGGTGGTATAGAAGCTAATATCCCTGCTAATTCTTTAACTGCCTTAGATACTACATTATCTTCAGGTTGGTTTAAATATAGTCCATCTGATGCTGGAATAAAAACATTAATAATTAGTAATTTATTAATTAATAATCCATCACCTGCTACGGGAGGTAGAGGAGGAGATACAGTAGAGGAAATTCGTTTAAATACTTTAAATGCTTATACAGCACAAAATAGAGCAGTAACTAAAGAAGACTATATAATTAGAACTTTAAGTTTACCTTCCCAATATGGTAATATAGCAAAAGCTTATATTACACAAGAAATTTTTAACTCAACTGGTAATTTATTAAATAGTAATCCATTAAGTTTAGATTTATATGTTTTGGGATATAATTCAACTAAAAAATTAATTAATGCTAATACTACATTAAAAAATAATTTAAAAACATATCTTAATCAGTATAGAATGATTACTGATGCTATAAACATCAAAAACGCATTTTATATTAATATAGGAGTTGATTTTGAAATTAATGCTGATCCAAGCTATAATAATAAAGAATTATTATCTAATTGCATATCTCAAATAAAAGATTATTTTAACATAGACTCATGGCA